GCCTATCCCATTCAGAACAGCTCTATGGCAAACTCCGTGGTGCTCGACCCCTTCGGCGGCTCCGGTTCTACGCTCATTGCCTGTGAGCAGACCGACCGCATCTGCTATACCATCGAACTGGATGAGAAGTTCTGCGACGTCATCGTAAAACGGTACATCGAGCAGGTCGGCTCGGATGAAAAGGTCAGCGTTCTGCGGAATGGGAAAGTACTGCCCTTCACTGAGGTGGCAAATACCGCACCGGAGGTGTGAGCGTGAAAGAGCAATATCACCTTGTTTCCTTTTCCGGCGGCAAGGACTCAACCGCCATGCTTCTTGGGATGCTGGAGCGCGACATGAAAATTGACTGCATTCTTTTCTGTGATACAGGGCTTGAATTTCCTGCTATGTATGATCATATCGCAAAGGTTGAAAAGGACATCGGTCGGAAAATTACCAGCGTCAGAGCCGAGCATACCTATGAGGAACTCATGTTTGATGTTCCGGTACGGCGTAGTGCAGATTCGCCTGTCGTCCGGCAATACGGAGTGCAATTGAATGGCTACGGATGGCCTGGCCCTCGGCAGCGGTGGTGTACCACACGGCTCAAGGCGATGCCGCGAGAGCGTTTTCTGAGGGAACTGCGGAAACAGTATGAGGTCATTGAATATGTCGGCATTGCCGCCGATGAGCAATATCGCCTGGAACGAGCGAACAATCAGAATCCCAACCATCGACACCCGTTGGTAGATTGGGGCTGGACGGAGCGCGACTGCCTGCGGTATTGCTATGAGCGTGGATATGATTGGGATGGTTTGTACGAGCATTTCAAGCGCGTGTCCTGCTGGTGCTGTCCGCTGCAATCGTTGACGGAGCTGCGGGAGCTGCATCAGCACTTTCCAGGGCTTTGGGAGCAACTGAAAACATGGGATAAACGAACCTGGCGAAACTTCCGTGCCGACTACAGCGTGGAGAATTTGGAGGTTCGTTTTTTGCTGGAGCGCGAGTGGACGGCTGCCGGAAAGTCTATCCGAAGCAGAGCGTTCTACACTGCGCTGAGAGAACGATTGGAGGCATCCAGATGAAAACTGAAAAGCCTTTGACCCTCGGAAGCCTCTTTGACGGCTCCGGGGGCTTTCCGTTGGGCGGACTGCTTGCCGGTATCACTCCCGTGTGGGCTTCGGAGATCGAGCCGTTTCCCATTCGGGTGACCACCAAGCGTCTGCCTTTTATGAAGCACTACGGGAACATCTCCGCTATGGACGGCGGCAGAATCGAACCTGTGGACATTATCACCTTCGGCAGCCCATGTCAGGACATGAGCGTGGCAGGCCGAAGAGACGGCTTGGACGGAAAGCGTTCCAGTCTTTTTTATGAAGCCGTCCGCATTATCAAAGAAATGAGGTATGCCACAGATGGCAAATATCCAAAATGGATCTGCTGGGAGAATGTCCCCGGCGCCTTCTCCTCGAACAAGGGCGAGGACTTCAAAGCCGTCCTCGAAGCGGTCATCGGCATCGCCGAGCCGAATGCCGAGGTGCCTATGCCTGAAAAGGCACGATGGCCCTACGCCGACCTATACATGGGAGATGGATGGAGCGTTGCGTACCGAACTCTTGACGCACAATACTGGGGAGTTCCCCAGCGAAGACGCCGCATCTACCTTGTCGCAGATCTTGCAGGCGGAAGTGCCGGAAAAATACTATTTGAGTCAGAAGGCTTGTCTGGGTATTCTGCGGAGGGCTTCCGCTCGCGGCAAAGAGCTGCCGGAAGTTTTACGCCTTGCCCTGGAGCGACAGGCTATGACGGATACAACGGCAGTCTGACCGAGGAGGTTTCTTCCACCCTCGGCGTGAACTGCGGAATGAGTACCGGTCGTAACGGCATCGTGCTGAACGACCAGGGCGGCAACCGCATGGAAGTTTCCGAGGATGTTGCGGCAACGCTCCGAGCAGAAAATCACGGGCATCCGCCCTGCGTGATGGAGTCGGCAGGATTTTGCACCGAGCATTCCGCAAAGAGCCGCACCATCGGCTATGAGGAGGAATGCTCTCCTACGCTCCGTGCAGGAGTCGTTCCTGCGGCGGTGGCACTGGAAAACCATCCGACCGACAGCAGAGTCAAACTTTCCGAGGACGGGAATGTGCAGACGCTGACCTCCCGCATGGGTATAGGTGGCAACAATGTGCCGCTTGTTATGAAGATCCGCTCCGGCTGCGAAGGCGGCGGCAAGGGTGCGCTCATTCAGGAGAATAAGTCCGCGACTCTATCCTGCAACAACGACCAGACATTGTTCGAGCCTTGCGGCTGGGACGGCGGACAGGTTTCTCCGACTCTCACCAAACAGAACGCAGGTGGAAATCAGCGGATGCCGGACAAGGACAACTTCACCTGCGTCCTTCAGCCCTTCGGCATCTCCTCCAAGGACTCCAATGCCATGAAGTCGGATAATCCCCACAGCGGCATCTACGAAGCCGAAACCGCACGGACGCTTGACGGCAACGGCGGCAACCCCTCCTGCAACCAGGGTGGCATTGCTGTGGTCGCTTTCACGCAGAATCAGCGAGATGAGGTTCGTGACCTCGGAGACCACTCTGCCGTGGTGTGTGCCAATGCCGGAACGAAGCAGCAGACCTTTGTGCTGCAAGGCTCCATGATCGGTCGTGAGAACAAAAACGGTCCTCAGGGTGACGGCATCAACGAAGATGTCAGCTTCACCCTAAATACGATCGACCGCCACGCTGTCTATACCATGACAACCGGCAGCTTTGCCCAGGTTTCCGAAGATAAGGCTCCTACCGTCCTCGCGCGGGACTACAAAGACCCCACCGCTGTCTGCTACGGCATAGGCAGAGATACCTTCAACCAGGGGCAGAACGCTAAGTTCGCTCCGACCTTTGAAGAGGAGCTTCAGCCGACGCTGGTGGCAAAAGGGCCGGGTGCTATCCAAAACGGATACACCGTCAGACGGTTGACGCCCACCGAGTGCGCACGGCTTCAGGGCTTCCCGGACAGCTGGTGTGCCGACCTTGGCACGGAAAAGCCGACCGATGAGGAAATGTACTTCTGGCATAAAGTGTTCAAGACTTACTCCGAAGTGACCGGCTGCAAGGTGAAATCCGACAAGCAGGTTGCAAAATGGCTGAAAAACCCGTATTCCGACAGCGCGGAATATAAGATGTGGGGCAACGGTGTGGCACTCCCGTGCGTATGGTTCGTGCTCTGCGGAATCGTGTGGTATGCACAGTCTGAGGGCGAATATGCGCCGGAATGATCTACACCGCAAATGTGCAGAAATGACTGGATATATACCGCCACTGACGCTAATATGTGACTACCAAAAAACAAGGAGGTCACTGAAATGACGATTATCATCCATGCCCAAGGTGCAGAACGCAAGCGGCTGGTTCAGAACATTTCCGATTGGCTCGATGTTCCCGCAAAATACTGCGGTGCGCCAACCTTCAACTACGAAGTGGACTACTTCACCATCGACCGTAATGGCAGCCTTTCCTTTGATGACCGTGCCGACAGCGAGGTCATTGAGCGGCTCTTGCAACACCTCTACGATGAGGGCTTTGACATCGACCAGAGCCACACCAATGACAAGGAAGAGCCTTGCGCCGTCTGCGTTTCCATGCCGAAGAGTCTGTTCACCGACAGCAACCTGGAAAACCTCAAGGCACTCATTGCCGCCAAGGGTGGTCTTATCAAGAAAGCCCTCGGAGTCCCTGACCTGCCACTGGAAATCACGGACACGAAGGTATCCTTCCCTTGGTTCCTGGCGACTCCCACCCCGGACGAGATGAACGCCTACGACACCTTCATCTGCAAGCTGTGCGAGATGGCACGGAATCAGAAACGGATCAACGCAACGGAAAAGCCGACCGACAATGAGAAATATGCATTCCGCTGCTTTCTCCTACGGCTTGGCTTCATCGGTGCGGAATATAAGACCGCTCGAAAAATTCTGCTGAAGAACCTCTCTGGCTCATCGGCATTCAGAAACGGAGGTACAGAACATGAGATTTCCGAGTAAGGAAACAGTCGAGCGTATTCGCAAAGAATACCCGGTCGGCGCACGGGTCGTACTTGTTCGGATGGACGATCCCCAGGCTCCACCTGTCGGCACGAAAGGCACCGTGCGAGGTGTGGATGATATCGGCTCCATCATGGTTGCCTGGGATAACGGCTGCGGTCTGAGCGTGGCATACGGTGAGGATATCTGCCGGAGGTGCGACCATGACTGAGAAAATCCGAGAGCAGAGCCTCACCGTCCGCAAGACTGGGCGCACAAATATGTTTGATGTGCCGACGGTGCAGAATATTGCCAATGCGATGCGGTTTTACGAACTGGTGGTATTCCTCGAAGAGCACCGAGGTGAATATGTGCATTTCATTCTCACGGGAGAACCGCTGTAAAATACACAGTTTCCCCTCCGCATGATCGTGTACTATATGCCTCCGAAATGACTGGATATATCCCGGACATGACGGTAATATACACTCACAACAAAACAAACGGAGGTACACGATTATGTGGAAAGAAGGCAGCATCAGAGTTAACGGTGAGGTTTTTCACTACTGGATGAAGCAGTACGACAAAGGCTCCGAGTGGGGTATCGACGGCGGACGTATTTCCAAGCTCATGCTCAAGCGGGACGGCAAAATCGTCTGCAACTACGACAGGGGCTGGGACATCGAACCCGCCGATGAAAACACACAGCTTGCGCTGGAGCTTCTGCTCCACAGCGAGAACTGGTAAAAAGCCAAAATTTCAAAGCAACGGCTCCGAAAGGAGCTGCTGCTCGTTATACGGAAGGTCGCACCGATTTCGGTGGCGGCTATTTTTATTGCTCTGTCGGAGGGGGTGAGAAATTGCGAAAACTGAAGAATTACAAGCCAACACGGTTCATGGAGAAAACCTCTCACTACGATGTGGACGCAGCGGATTATGCCGTCATGTTTATTGAGAGCCTATGCCACACCAAAGGCACCTGGGCGAGAAAGCCCTTCGAGCTTATCGACTGGCAGGAGCAGATCATTCGGGACATCTTCGGTGTCCTCAAGCCCAACGGCTATCGGCAGTTCAATACCGCCTACATCGAGATTCCCAAGAAGCAGGGCAAGTCGGAGCTTGCCGCTGCGGTGGCACTTCTGCTCACCTGCGGTGACGGCGAGGAACGTGCCGAGGTCTACGGCTGCGCCGCCGACCGTCAGCAGGCGTCCATCGTTTTCAATGTGGCGGCTGATATGGTGCGGATGTGTCCGGCACTCTCCAAACGGGTCAAGATACTGGATTCCCAGAAGCGGCTCATTTATCAGCCAACGGGCAGTATCTACCAGGTGCTCTCCGCCGATGTCGGCAACAAGCACGGCTTTAACACTCACGGCGTGGTGTTTGACGAGCTGCACACGCAGCCGAACCGCAAGCTCTTTGATGTCATGACCAAAGGCTCCGGCGATGCCCGGATGCAGCCGCTGTATTTCCTCATCACTACAGCCGGAAACGATACAAAGTCCATCTGCTATGAGATCCACCAGAAGGCCAAGGACATCATCGAGGGACGCAAGATCGACCACACCTTCTATCCCGTCATCTACGGTGCGGAGGAATCGGACGATTGGACAGACCCGAAGGTTTGGAAGAAAGCCAATCCCTCCCTCGGCATCACGGTGGGTATCGACAAGGTCAAAGACGCCTGCGAGTCCGCCAAGCAGAACCCAGGCGAAGAGAACTCCTTCCGACAGCTGAGACTTAACCAGTGGGTGAAACAGGCGGTGCGCTGGATGCCGATGGACAAGTGGGACAAATGTGAGTTCGCCGTCAGCGAGGACGATCTGGAAGGCCGTGTCTGCTACGGCGGTCTGGACTTGTCCTCCACAACGGATATTACAGCATTCGTTCTGGTGTTTCCGCCAGAAGATGAGAACGACAAATACATCATCCTGCCGTACTTCTGGATACCAGAGGACAACCTCGACCTTCGAGTCCGGCGTGACCATGTGCCATACGATGTGTGGGAGCGGCACGGCTTTTTACAGACCACGGAAGGCAATGTCGTTCACTATGGCTACATCGAAAAGTTCATCGAAAGCCTGGGTGAGCGTTTTAATATTCGAGAAATTGCCTTCGACCGTTGGGGCGCTGTGCAGATGGTGCAGAACCTTGAGGGCATGGGCTTTACGGTCGTTCCCTTTGGACAGGGCTTCAAGGATATGTCTCCGCCCACCAAGGAGCTGATGAAGCTGGTGCTGGAACAGCGCATTGTCCACGCCGGGCATCCTGTCCTCCGCTGGATGATGGACAACATTTTCATCCGCACCGACCCTGCCGGAAACATCAAGCCGGACAAGGAAAAATCCACAGAGAAAATCGACGGTGCCGTAGCGACCATTATGGCACTTGACAGAGCTATACGCTGTGGAAACGACAAGGCCGAGTCTGTTTATGACAGTCGAGGTCTTTTATTTATATGAAGGGAGAGTTTATATGGGTATCTTTTCAGGGCTTTTCAAATCCAGAGACAAGCCTCAAAACCGCACATCGGGCAGCAACTATGCCTTTTTCTTCGGCGGCACTACCTCCGGCAAAGCGGTGACGGAACGCTCGGCCATGCAGATGACCGCCGTGTATTCCTGCGTCCGCATCCTGTCGGAGGCAGTGGCGGGACTGCCGCTGCACCTCTATAAATACACGGATAGTGGCGGCAAGGCTATGGCGCTCGACCATCCGCTCTATCGCTTGCTCCACGATGAGCCAAACCCGGAGATGAGTTCCTTCGTGTTCCGAGAAACCCTCATGACGCACCTGCTCCTCTGGGGCAATGCTTACGCGCAGATCATCCGCAACGGCAAAAATGAGATCGTTGCCCTGTATCCTCTGATGCCAAACAAGATGTCGGTGGACAGAGACGAGACCGGCCGGCTGTATTACACCTATTACCGAGGCTCGGACGAAGCCATCAAAAACAAGGAGTTCGCCGTGACGCTACAACCCTCGGATGTGCTCCACATTCCCGGACTCGGCTTTGATGGCTTGGTCGGATACAGCCCCATTGCTATGGCGAAGAATGCCATTGGCATGGCAATCGCCTGCGAGGAGTACGGAGCCAAATTCTTCGCCAATGGTGCCGCTCCGGGCGGTGTGCTGGAACACCCCGGCACGATCAAAGACCCGCAGCGTGTGCGTGAGAGCTGGCAGTCCACCTTCGGCGGCAGCGGCAACGCCAATAAGATTGCCGTGCTGGAAGAAGGCATGAAATACACGCCCATCGGCATCTCACCGGAGCAGGCGCAGTTCCTCGAAACACGCAAATTTCAAATTAATGAAATCGCTCGAATTTTCCGAGTCCCGCCCCACATGGTTGGCGACCTGGAAAAGTCGAGCTTTTCTAATATTGAGCAGCAGTCCCTTGAGTTCGTGAAATACACCCTTGACCCCTGGGTCATCCGCTGGGAGCAGTCCATTCAGCGGTCACTCCTGTCCAAGGACGAAAAAGCCATGTATTTCGTGAAGTTCAATCTGGAAGGCTTGCTTCGCGGCGATTACCAGAGCCGCATGAACGGGTACGCCATAGGCCGCCAGAACGGCTGGATGTCCGCCAACGACATCCGAGAGCTGGAAAACCTCGACCGTATCCCGGCAAAGGACGGCGGCGACCTGTACCTCATTAACGGCAATATGCTCCCACTGAAAAATGCGGGTGCTTTTGCAGATACACCTACCGATGACGGAAAGGAGGAAAAAACCGATGAAGAAATTCTGGAATTGGAAGAACCAGACGGAGACGAACTCGGAGACGCAGGAACAGACACAGGAAAGAACCCTGTTCCTGAACGGGACCATCGCCGAGGAAAGTTGGTTTGACGATGACGTCACGCCGCAGCTTTTCAAGGACGAATTGATGGCGGACTCCGGCGACATCACTGTCTGGATCAACAGCCCCGGCGGTGACTGCGTGGCGGCAGCCCAAATCTACAATATGCTCATGGACTACAAGGGTGATGTGACCGTGAAAATCGATGGCATTGCCGCATCCGCTGCGTCCGTCATTGCTATGGCAGGTACGAAGGTACTGGTGTCCCCGGTGTCCATGCTCATGATCCACAATCCCATGACGGCGGCATTTGGTAATTCGGATGAGATGCAGAGAGCTATTGAGATGCTCGGCAGCGTGAAGGATTCCATCATCAACGCCTATGAGATTAAGACGGGGCTGTCTCGTGCAAAACTGTCTCATCTCATGGATGCCGAAACATGGATGGACGCAAACAAGGCTGTGGAACTTGGCTTTGCGGATGAAATTATGCAGAGAAGCACGGAAACCGAGAATACTGCTGCACCCACCGTTTCCATGCTGTATTCCAAGGCAAATGTGGTGAATTCTCTCATGGAGAAGATTGCCGCAAAGTGCGCCATTCAACCCAAAGCCGAAACAAAACACAGAGCCGATGACCTTATGGAGCGGCTCAATCTCATTAAAAACTGGAGGTAATTCAATATGACTATCAACGAACTGCGCGAAAAGCGCAACCAGGCTTGGAACGCTGCAAAGGCATTTGTGGAGACCAAGCGTGACAAGGACGGTCTGCTTTCCGATGAGGATTCTGCGACCTATGCCCAGATGGAAAAGAAGGTTCAGGAGTACGGCACTGAAATCGAGCGCATGGAGGCTATGGCAGCGATGGAGGCTCAGCTTTCCAAGCCCACTTCTGCGCCCATCACCGAAAAGCCCCTGAATGGAAAGACCACCGAGGATAAGCAGCCTAAGAGCTTCCGTGCCACCGATGCATACCGCAGCGGTATGCTCAACGCTCTGCGTACCAACTTCCGTCAGATCAGTAATGTGCTGCAGGAGGGCATCGATGCCAATGGCGGCTATCTGGTGCCGGATGAGTATGACAGCCGTCTCATTCAGGTGCTCAACGAGGAAAACGTTATGCGTTCTCTCGGCACTGCTATCACCACCAGCGGTGAGCACAAAATCAACATCGCAGCCACCAAGCCTGCGGCTGCGTGGATCGAGGAGGGCGGCGCACTGACTTTCGGTGACGCTACCTTCGACCAGATCATCCTGGATGCTCACAAGCTCCATGTTGCTGTAAAGGTGACCGAGGAGCTGCTCTACGATAACGCATTCAATCTGGAAAACTACATTCTGGAGCAGTTCGGCAAGGCTCTGGCCAATGCCGAGGAGGATGCGTTCATCAACGGCACCGGCACCGGTCAGCCTCTGGGTATCCTCGCTGAAACCGGCGGTGCACAGGTCGGTGTGACTACGAAGTCCTCCGGCAAGGTGACTGCCGACGAGATCATCGACCTGGTGTATTCCCTCAAGCGCCCCTATCGCAAGAACGCTGTGTTCCTCGCCAACGACGCCTGCGTTGCAGAGCTCCGCAAGCTGAAGGACAGCACGGGCCAGTATCTGTGGCAGCCCTCTCTGCAGGCGGGCGAGCCTGACCGTGTATTGGGTTACAAGGTCTACACCTCTGCGTATTTCCCGCTTCCTGCTCCCGGCAAGGCCGCAGTCGCATTCGGCGATTTCAGCTACTACAACATCGGTGACCGTGGCTCCCGTTCCATTGCGGAGCTGAAGGAGCTGTTTGCCGGAAACGGCATGGTGGGCTTTGTTGCCAAGGAGCGTGTAGACGGCAAGCTGGTGCTGCCCGAAGCAGTCAAGCTGCTCAAGATGGCATCCGCCTGATGAAAGGAGGCGGCGGTGATGGACGAACTGCTCACCAAGGTGAAAGCCAATCTCATTCTGGAACACACGGCGGATGATGCATTGCTGAAAAGCTACATCACCGCCGCTGTTTCTTACGCCGAAAGCTACCAGCATATCCCGGAGGGGTTCTACAAAGAGAACCCCATGCCGCCCACCACGGAGCAGGCCGTCATCATGCTGTCCTCCCACTTCTATGAATCGAGAGATGGCTCGACAGGCGGCTTTTTTGCGGATAACACCGGAGCGGCACAGCAGGTGTGGAACACGGTCAATCTGCTGTTGCGGCTTGACCGGGATTGGAAGGTGTGAGCATGAGCTTCGGAAAAATGAACGGCTTTGCCGACATCGTGGAAAGCCGTCAAGTCAAGGACAGCGAGGGCTTTACCCATTCCGAGGATGAAGTCCTCGCTTCCGTCCGTGTGTACCGGGAAGGTCGGCACGGCAGTCAGCGGTGGGCAAACCTCGCTGCATTCAGTGAAGCGACCGATCTGTTCCGCTTTCGGTGTATTCCTGGGCTGACGGTCACTACCGACCAGTTTCTCATCTGTGACGGAGAGCGATTTAATATCATCTCTGTTGAAAATGTGAAAGGTCGTGGGATGTACATCGAGGTTTTAGCGAAAAGGAGTGAACCCACCATTGGCAAAAGCTGAAATGAAAATGCCGGAGGATTTCCTTCTGAAGATTTCCAAGCTCGGCAGCAACTTTGACAGCGTGGCTGATACCGTCCTGCAGGCCGGTGGTGAGGTCGTGCTGAAGAGAGTCAAGAGCAATCTTTCCTCCGTTATCGGCAGAGGAACAAAGTTCAAATCCCGCACCACGGGCGAACTGGAAGGTGCGCTTGGCCTTTCTCCCTCCAAGCTGAACCGGGACGGCAACCACGACATCAAGGTCGGTTTTGCCGAGCCTCGCTCGGACGGCGGCAGCAACGCCAAACTTGCCAACATTCTCGAATACGGCAAGCACGGTCAGCCTGCAAAACCGTTTCTGAAACCTGCGAAAACGGCATCTCGGCAGGAGTGCATCGATGCCATGACCAAGGCGCTGGACGAGGAGGTGGAAAAGCTGTGAGTCTGCTATCCGATTTACAAACCATCGCCGAGCATTGCGGTGTTCCAGTGGAAACGGGTGTGTTCTCCGGCAAAGCGCCGGACACCTATCTGGTCATCACTCCGCTGTCGGACAGCTTTGAGCTCCACGCCGACAACACCCCCGGCTGCGAAACGCAGGAGGCACGGCTGTCCCTCTTCACAAAGGGCAGTTACACCAAACTGAAAAATGACCTTGTCCGTGCCTTGCTGGGTGCGAACTTTTATATTACCGACCGCCGGTACATCGGCTTTGAAACCGAGACTGGCTATCATCACTACGCCATTGATGTGGCGCAAATCTACGAACTGGAGGAATAAGTTATGGCGACCATCGGTCTTGACAGACTGTATTACGCAAAAATCACCGAGAACGACGCCGGTGAGGAAACCTACGGTATGCCGTCCCAGCTTGCCAAAGCCATCTCCGCTGACCTTTCGGTGGAACTGGCAGAGGCTACGCTCTACGCCGACGACGGTGCTTCGGAGATCGTGAAGGAATTCAAATCCGGCACACTCTCCCTCGGCATTGACGATATCGGCTCTGCGGCGGCATCCGACCTCACGGGTGCAACCATCGACAAAAACAAGGTGCTGATTTCCGCATCTGAGGACGGCGGCGACCCTGTGGCGGTGGGTTTCCGCGCCAAGAAGTCCAACGGCAAGTACAAGTATTACTGGCTGTACCGAGTGAAATTCGGTATTCCGGCGACGAACCTTGCCACCAAGGGCGACAGCATTACCTTCGCCACGCCGACCATTGAAGGCACCATTCTGCGCCGCAACAAGGCAGACGCAGGCGGCAAGCACCCGTGGAAAGCGGAGGCACTGGAGGGCGATGTGACCGCTGCGACTATCACGAACTGGTATAAGGAAGTCTATGAGCCGACCTATACCACGGCACCCGAAAAACAAGGTTAACGGAGGTAACGCACAATGGATAACGAAAGAACCGCAGTTATCAACATCGGTGACGAGGAGTACACGCTGCTCCTCACAACCAAAGCCACCAAGGAGATCGCCGGTCGCTATGGCGGGCTGGAAAACCTCGGCGAGAAGCTGATGAAATCCGAGAACTTTGAAATGGCTATCGGCGAGATTGTGTGGCTCATCACGCTTCTGGCAAATCAGAGCATCCTCATTCACAACCTCAAGGATAAGGAGCACCCCAAGGAGCCGCTCACCGAGGATGTGGTGGAGCTTCTGACCACGCCGCTTGATCTCGCCGGATACAAAACCGCCATTACGGAGGCGCTCTACAAGGGCACCAAGCGGAATGTGGAAAGCGAGAAAGACGCAAAAAACGCACCAGTCGGGTAACGGTCTCCGATGCGGAGCTGTTTACCCGGCTTCTCTATTACGGCCTTGCCCACCTTCATCTCAGCCAGGATGAGGTGTGGCTGATGCCGTTCGGTCTGCTGCTGGATCTGTGGGAATGCCACAAGCAGTATAACGGACAGGCTGTTCCTGCTCACGAACACTACATCGACGATATTATCCCGGACGGCATTTAAGGAGGTGACAGTACATGGCAGACAGTTTCGGACTGAAGATCGGTCTTGAGGGTGAAAAAGAGTTCAAAAAAGCGCTGGCGGACATCAACCAGTCCTTCAAGGTGCTCGGCTCCGAAATGAAGCTCGCCACCTCTCAGTTCGATAAAAGCGATAAATCCGTGGAGGCACTCGCCGCACGGAACAAGGTGCTGCGAAAAGAGATCGATGAGCAGACAACAAAAATCGACACTCTTCGCAAGGCTCTGCAGAATGCCGCCACCTCTTTCGGAGAGAACGACCACCGCACCCAGAACTGGCAGATCCAACTCAACAATGCCGAAGCCGCCCTCAACGATATGAATCGTGAGCTGGACGAAAACGAGAAAGCCATCAAGGAGGACGGCAAAGCTGCGGAGGAATCTGGCAGTAAGTTTGAAGGCTTCGGCAAGGTTCTCAAAACCGTAGGTGTGGCGCTCGGTGCTGTGGCCGTTGCCGCAGGTGCCGCCGCCGTAAAGCTCGGCAAAGAGGTCATCGCCGCCTATGCAGACTACGAGCAGTTGGTCGGCGGTGTGGATACCTTGTTCAAGGACTCCTCGCAGGAGATCCAGCGGTATGCCGCCAACGCATACAAAACGGCAGGACTTTCCGCGAACGAGTACATGGAGACGGTCACGGGCTTCTCCGCAAGCCTCATCCAGTCTCTCGGCGGCGATACCGAAAAGGCCGCAAAGTATGCGGATATGGCAATCACGGATATGTCCGATAACGCCAACAAGATGGGCACGGATATGTCCTCCATTCAGAATGCCTATCAGGGTTTTGCCAAGCAGAACTACACGATGCTCGACAACCTCAAACTGGGCTACGGCGGCACAAAACAGGAAATGGAACGACTGCTTGCCGATGCGGAGAAGATATCCGGCGTCAAGTATGACATCTCCTCCTACGCAGATGTGGTGGAAGCCATTCATGTCATGCAGGAGAGCATGGACATTGCAGGAACGACCGCCAAGGAAGCGGAAGCCACCATTTCCGGCTCTGTCAATGCGCTGAAATCCGCCGTGTCGAACCTCATCGTAGGCTTTGGTGATGCGGACGCTGACATGGAGCTACTGTGCAACAACATGGTGGATGCCTTTAAGACCGTGGTGGCGAACATCACCCCGGTTATTGAGAACATCGTGGCGGCTCTGCCCACGGCGCTGGATGCTCTGCTGACTGCTGTGGGTGAACTGCTGCCCACACTGCTGGAAGCAGTCACCGAACTGTTCTCGCAGGTGCTGGAAACGCTGCTTTCTTTGCTTCCGCAGCTTATCCCGGCGGCGGTGTCCGCACTCATGACCATCGTGAACACGCTGATTGAGAATCTGCCCCTGCTCATTGACGCGGCAGTCCAGTTGGTGTCTACACTGGTGACCGGCATTGCGGATGCACTGCCCACACTCATCCCGGCAGCGGTACAGGCTATCGTCACCATCGTACAAGGTCTGGTGGACAGCCTGCCGATGCTCCTTGACGCAGCCTTACAGCTTATCACGGGACTGGCGCAAGGACTTCTGGACGCAATCCCCGTGTTGATCGCCGCTCTGCCGGAGATCATCAACGGGATTATTACTTTTCTGCTGGACTCCATACCGCAGATCATCGAAACAGGCATTCAGCTTCTGACCTCACTTGTTGCCGCATTGCCGGATATCATTATGGCAATCGTGGAAGCTATCCCGAAAATCATAGACGGCATTATTACCGCCGTGCTGAATGCGATACCGCTCATTATTCAAGCGGGCATTGATTTGTTAATTTCCCTTATTCAAGCCCTGCCGCAGATCATCACGACTATCGTGCAGGCGATTCCGCAAATCATCTCCGGTATTGTCAACGCTCTGGTCGGAAACATCGACAAGATCATCATGGCAGGTGTAAAGCTATTCGTGTCCCTCATCGAGAATCTGCCCACTATCATCGTGGAAATCGTCAAGGCCGTGCCGCAGATCATTGCGGGTATCGTGAAAGCCTTCGGCTCTCTCATGTACAAAATCGTGGAGATCGGCGGCAACATCGTCAAGGGACTGTGGAGCGGTATTACCCAGCTTGCCTCGTGGCTGTGGGACAAAGTATCCGGGTGGATCTCCTCCATCTGGGACGGCATCTGCGATTTCTTCGGTATCCATTCGCCCTCGAAAGAAATGGCATGGGTCGGTGAAATGCTGGTCAAAGGCTTGTCCGGGTCCATTGAAGATAACGGCGATGAAGCGGTCAAAGCCGCCGAAGGTATGGCCGAGGACATCAACGGCGTCATGGGTGACCTTGCCCACGATATGCAGACGGCTCTGCCCACCGACTTTGACGTGAACGGCTCGATCCGCTCTGCCGTGGACGGTGTGGTCGGAAAGGCGGCATCCGCTTTCACCATCGCCCTGAACATCACGAACTTCAACAATTACAGCAGTGAGGACATCCGTCAGCTCACCAACGAAGTCATGGAAACGGCGAACCAGTTCGCCCAGCGGAAAGGAGTGGTATTCGCATGACCTATTTTACCTACAACGGCCGCAGTTCCGCTGATTTCGGTCTGCATATCGAGAAGAAGGATGTGTTCTCCGCACCGGAATACGATGCGGAGTTCATTTCCATTCCCGGCAGGAATGGCGACATCATCAATCCGAACCGCCGCTTTGCCAACATCAAGGTGACCTACACAGTGTTCCTCGCTCGGAAGAATATAGCCGCACTTGCCGCTGTCCTGCGGGACATTAAGGGCTGGCTTTATTCCGAGCCGGACAGATACCATGAGCTTACCGACTCCTACGATACGGAGCATTTCCGCTATGGCGTCATCTCCGGCAGTCTGGACATTGAGGAGCAGCTAAACAAGGTCGGCAGCTTTACCGTGACCTTCAACTGCAAGCCCTATAAATACAGTTTTGCGGGACAGAAAACGGTGTCGGCTGACGCCTCCGAACTGACGATTACCAATCCGACGGCGTTTGAGAGCCGACCGTACATCAAGCTCTATGGCAGCGGTACGGTGGCGCTGCTGATACAACCCCAAGGACGGGGCATGATGATTTCCGACTTGGACGAGTACATCGAGATAGACAGTGAGCTGATGAATTGCTTCAAAGGCACTGCCCTCAAAAACGACACCGTCAAAGGGGCGGAATTCCCAGTCCTCAAGCCGGGTGTTTGCACCATTAACTGCAATGGAGATGTGTCAAGGATTGAGGTCGTTCCAAGGTGGTGCTGTCTTTAATTGCTGTCAACGTAGCACTATTCTGTGTTGATTTGTGTAAAATGCTTTGGTATAATTTGCGTGAAATGAAGGTGAATATTTTGACTAAGCACACGCAAGAATACAGGATAGATTATTCGGTTGCTATTCCCATGTCGAACAAAAACCTGCAACGAATTATAAAGTTCTACCTATTTGAATGCCCTGTTAAGGGCAAGAGCGTTCGGGGGAAAAAGTTTGAAGATTATGGGATAAGAAAAAGTTCGGCTTTTTCAACACTAAAAAGAAGTATGATGGAGAATGCCACGCTATCTCTCCGAAAAAATTACAAACCATGTGTTAAAGGAGACTTGCAGGTTTCATTTGATGAAATGGAGAAAATTTGTCCTCCAGATGAATACTGCGTATTTCTTAAATACGATGAAAGCACCGTGATGCAATCCCTTTTTTCTGCGATCCGAAATGCCTTTGCCCATGGGAGCTTCTGTATTAAGAGATATTCTGGAACACCGATATATTTCCTGGTGAATTATGATGGTTATTTAAAGGCGAAAATTGTATTACACGAGAGCACTTTGCTAAGCTGGATTGATTGCATCAAGAATTTTGAATAGTGATATACACTGTTTTAAGAGTCGAGAAATCGGCTCTTTTCTTTTTTAAGGAGGTGGTGCTGCCTATGATCCCTGTACTCTATGCCGCAAATACTACGGATTTCAGCTCGTTCGGCCTTGGTGTGCTGACGGACACCATTTCCTGCGAAGTGACCGAAGAGCGAAACGGTGTGTTCGAGTGCTTACTCAAATACCCTGTCAGCGGTCAGCACTATGGGCTTATCACCAAGGAGTGCATCATCAAGGCAAAACCCAATGACACCGTCGCCGACCAGGCATTCCGTATTTACCGCATCACGAAGCCATTGAACGGCATCGTCACCATCTACGGTCAGCACATCTCCTATGACCTTGCCAATGTGCCGGTGCTGCCGTTCAGTACCGATAGCCGCTCTCCGCAGCTTATTCTCTCGCAGCTGCTTGCCGGAGATACACGCTTCACGGGCTGGACGGACTACTCGGACGCAAAGTCATTCTCGGTCACGCAGCCAAAAAGTGTCCGAGCCTGCCTTGGCGGTACGGAAGGCTCCATGCTCTCCAAATGGCACGGCGAGTTTGAATGGGACAACTTTACGGTGAAGTTCCATTCGCACCGTGGGCAAAAGACCGGCGTGGTCATTGAATACGGCAAGAACCTCACCGCATTGGAGCAGGACGAGGACAACAGCGGCGTATATACCGCATTGCTCCCGTATGCCGTGTACACCCCGGAAGACTCGGACACCGAAACGGTGGTCACGCTGCCGGAGGTGACGCTCCCCATTATGACTTCGGAAATCGTCCGGGCGAAAACGCTCATCTTGGATTTCTCCGACCAGTTTGACGGAGTTGTGACCGAAGAAGCCCTCAGAGCCAAAGCCAACAGCTACATCAAGGCAAACCCGCTGGGAGCGACTATCCCCACGGTGAAGGTATCCTTCGAGCCGCTCTGGAAACAGCCGGAGTATTCGGCACTCCTGGAGCGGGTCAACCTCTGCGATACCGTCACCATCCGGCACTCGGCTCTCGGTGTCAGCGCGTCAGCTATGGTCATTGAGACCGTGTACGACACCCTCGCTGAGCGGTATAAGAGCATTTCCCTCGGTCAGAGCAAGTCCAGTATGATTACCACCATCTCCGAGGTGCAGTCCACGGTCGACAAGGTGGAGTCCACGGTGGGACGCTTTCCGAAGCTGCTCCAAACCGCCATCGGCAAGGCCACCGGGCTTATCACCGGTCAGAGCGGCGGCTATGTGGTTATTAACACAGACAACGAAAGCGGGCAGCCCTACGAGCTGCTCATTTTGGATGCTCCCTCCATTGACGAAGCCGTGAACGTCTGGAGGTGGAATGTGGGCGGTCTGGGCTTTTCCCATAACGGCTACAACGGACCCTACGAAACTGCCATCACGGCGGACGGGCAGATCGTCGCGGACTTCATCACCTCCGGCTCCTTGGTGGCGAACATCATCAAGGCTGGTGTCATTCAGTCACAGGACGGCTCGTCTTATTGGGATTTGGAGAGCGGCGAAGTCGTGCTTCGTGCCTACGCCACCAGCAAGGAGGTCACCGAGGTCAGCGACCGCATTACCACCATCGAGGAGCAGAAAATGCTCCGGCTGGTCATTATCTCGTCCAACGGGAACATCTTCAAAAACGGCAATGTGAAAACGCTGCTTTCCGCCAAGGTGTACTCTTGGGATGAGGACATCACCGACACGCTGGATGCCAACCAGTTTGTTTGGACAAGGGTGTCGGAGGATACGGAAGCGGACAAAGTCTGGAATGAACAGCATTTCGGCGGAGCAAAGTCCGTGGCCATTACCGGTGCGGATGTCAAAGTCCGCGCCACTTTTTATTGTGACCTCATTGACACCACGACCAGGCAGAGCCTGTTATAACGTAGGAATTCACTATGGCAACCGCAGAACCCACAACAGAAGCCGGCACAGTGTCCGGTTCAGATACAACAACTTCAAAGGAGGCTTCTCACATGAGCAAAGCACAAGGCCAGTTTACCATCATCGACTACAATGACGCACTGACGCTGACGGGGTACATCGGCTCAAACCTCGCCAAGACTCAGATGTATAACCCCGACAACGACAGTTACACCCCGGACTGGAAAACGAAGAACCTCGTTCTGACGCCCAGCCTGTATGTTATCGGCACGACTGCCGACCAGATCGCCACCGCCAATGTCACCTCGGTCAAGTGGTATGTGGGTGACAGCAACACCGCCATCACCGCAGGCACGAACTACGCCCTCAGTGGTGCCAAGAGCCACATCCTCACGGTCAAGGCCAATGTCATGGCGGAACTGCCCGGCATCGACTATCGCTGTGTCATCACCTACAAGGACGAAAGCACCGGTCTGTCGCTGACTCATCCGCTGACCATTTCCTTCTCCCGTGTGGTCAACGGTTCCGGCATCGTCGACCTGCTGGTCACCACACCCAACGGAAATGTGTTCAAGAATGAGGAGGTCGCCAGTCTGACCGCAAAGGCCGAGCTGTGGCGCGGCTCTACGGTAGACACCACCAAGGTCAGCTACAAGTGGGCGGTCATGGACACTTCCGTCACCGCTACTTCTTCCACCGGCTATGATGCAGACTTCGGCATCGGCTGGCGCAAGCTCTCGGATACCGCCGACAAATACACCGGCACGGCCACCAATACCCTCACGGTCTACGCCGCAGCGGTGGACAGCTACGCCGTGTTCAAGTGCTGTGCCCAGGACACGGATTCCGCATCGGCTTCTTATAACACGAAGTTTTTCGATGTGGCGACCTTCATCGACAACTCCGACCCGTTGCAGATCATCGTCACCTCCACGGGCGGCGATGTATTCAAGAACGGCCAAGGCACGACCGTGCTGACCGCCGTCTGCTACCAGGCAGGCTCCGAAGTGGATGCAGCCGGGAACGGCAGTTACACCTGGACGAAGTACAACAAAGACGGTGTTGTCGATACCTCTTGGGGTACCAACGGCAGCAAGACCGGCAAGACTCTGTCGGTGTCCAGCGCCGATGTGGATACCAAGGCAACCTTTATGGTCGTTGTGGCGCTTTGAGGAGGTGGTGAGATGATCGCATCAGCACAGTTCACGATTATCAGTCTCTGCGATGTGGTCACCTCGGACACGCCGCCGGAGAACCCCTATGAGGGGCAGCTCTGGGTGGATACTTCCGTGACCCCGCCGGAAACGAAGATATGGGACGGAAATGAATGGGTGGTGCAGAACGACATTGAAACGATCCGCACCACCATTTCCATTCTGACCGAGAAGGACGCACAGTTCCAGCAGACCATCGACGGGCTGAACAGCTATGTGGCGACCCTCACCGAAACCGTGGAAACGGTGTCCAACGACCAGGGCGTCCTGGAGGAACGGGTGCTGAACTCCGAAAGCCGTGTTTCGGAATTGGAACACACGGTGGATGGACTGTCCGTCACCATGCAGGAGCAGTACATCGGCGGCATCAACTATGTGCAGAACTCTTCCGGGCTGAACGGCATCACGGATGATTGGAGCTACTCCGGTACGGTAAAAACAGATACCTCCACCGATACCCAGAACAACACCATTTCCGACTCCTGCTTTGTGCTGGGGGCTTACTCCTCGTTGTCGCAGTACATCCGAGGGGTGGTTCCCGGCACTTATACGATCTCGGTTCGGGCAAAGAAAACCTCGACCATGTCTGGGTATTTCTATGTGACCTACAACGGGAACAAAACCAAGTACCTGTTCAATAAGTCCACGGCGTTTGACTGGACGGATTACTCCGTAACGCTCACGGATGTGACCGACCCTACGCTGCGCATTTACTGCTACTGTCGGGATGCGTCCATCTACCTCGCCGACATCATGATCTCCGAAGGGGCGATCCCCCGAAAGTGGACACCCGCACCCAACGAAATCTACACGCAGGAGGTTAAGATCGACAAGCGGGGCATCGAGGTATCCAACAGCGCATCGTCCCAGCGGACGGTTATCACGAACACGGAGTTCGCCGGTTACTACAACGATGAGGTGATTTTCACCCTGAACAAGGACGAAACGCAGACTAAGAAAACCACGGTGGACGGCGAACTGACCGTGGGCAAAACGAAGTTTGTCCCGATGCCAACGGCGTCCGAAGGGCTAAACATCGTCATTCTGGATTAAGGAGGGAAAGCTATGGCAATGACAGGCGGCACCGCCTATCTGGTGAAATCCGAAAAAACGAATTACGGCTCCAACAGCTGGACGACCGACCTCTATATCTATGTGAAAGTCATCTCCCAGAATGTGATTGCAAACACCTCGACCATTGCTCTTGGTATGTATGTCTATTCGAAATACTCCATTGCATGGTCGGATTTCGGTACTAATGGCACTTCCTATATCGGCACGGCCACTTCCGGCCCAAATTGTTTCACCTTTACAAACGGCCAGAGCGGTAGCGGCACGAAGTGGCTGATTGAGGACAAGCAGGTCACGGTGTACCACAACAGCAATGGTACGCTGACCCTCCCGATCTACTGGCACTGGGGCGTCAACAGCCCGTGGGGTCAGTACACCGGCCCCTCCGGCAACTACAATGTGACGCTGAGCACCATTGACCGAGCCGCCCCTACCGTTACCTTTTCTGTTTCGGCTATTACCGCAAACGGCTTCAAAATCTCTGCAAACTCCACCTCAACAGCGGATATCTGGCAGTACAGCACCAACGGCGGCTCCACATGGACGACCTTTTCTACGACCGCATCCACCAGTGCCAGCGTAACATTGTCCTCACTTTCGCCGAACACAAACTACACAGTGAAGGTGCGGGCACGGCGGCAGTACAACCAAGTCTATGGCACCGCCGGCAGCTCCATGGTGAAAACACTGGGCGGTGCAGTGATAAACAGCGTCAGCACGGTGACCGCAGACAATGCCAGAGTGACCATCACCCTCAATGTCACCGTGTACGAACCGTCTTACATCAATTCTCTGGCGATCAAAAGCGGGAACACGACTATCCTGACCGTTACCGGGCTTGCATGGACGAAGGGTACGGCAAACCGCTCGGTCACCCTGTCATCAGCACAGAGAACCACGCTGCTCAATTGGATGGCCTCGATGAAGTCCTTCACGGGCACCTTTGCCGTTTCCTCCTTCAGCGGCTCAACGCAGATCGGCAGCACCTCAAGCAAGACCGCCACTGTACTGACCACGGCGACCAATTCTGCTCCGACCATAAGCGGATTCACTTATGCCGACAGCTACACGACCACAAAGAACCTCACGGGCAACGACCAGCTGTTCGTGCAGAACTACTCGACTCTCAAGGTCACCCCCGGAACGGCGACTGCGAAGAATGGGGCGTCCATTTCTAACTACACAGCGTCCTGCAACGGTTTATCCGCATCCAATTCAACCGGGTCTGCTATCACAGTCGGAAAAATCGCCAAGTCCGGCAGTGTTACGGTCACGCTCTCGGTCACGGACTCCCGCGGCTACACCGCCGAAACTTCACAGACGGTGACGGTCATTCCGTACACCAAGCCGAAAATATCCTCGATAACGCTCCGGCGAACCAACGATATCGAAGCGGAAATGCAGCTCAAATTCAGTGGCTCTATTTCTGCTGTGACCGTAGACGGGACACAGAAAAACAGCGTGGTTTATATGCGGTATCGTTACAAGAAAACCAGTGAGAGCAGCTACGGCAGCTACACCAGCATCTATTCCAGCACGACAAAAAGCGGAACCTCTTTCAGCTACTCCAATTTGGAACTGTGCAATCTGGATGCCAACAGTTCCTACGACTTCCATTTGCAGATCCAAGACAAGCTCTATTCTTTGAGCAGTCTGGATCTGTATTTTACTGTACCGCAAGGGACTCCGCTCATTGCGCTTCGGAAAAAGAAAGTCGGTATCAACACGCCGGACCCGCAGGCCACGCTGGATGTTGCCGGCAGCATCCACATGAACGGCGTCAATGTCCACGGCAAAATGGGTAGAGTGGACGGCTCGACCACCGACCTCAACAATGTAAAGACTCCCGGCTACTATTTTGCGTATTCCGCTTCCACGGAAAAGCACTTTCCGACCACCACAATCGGTATGCTGGAGGTTTTTCTGCCGGAAAGCTACTTCATTCAACAGCGGTACACCGTCTATGATGGCTCAAGGATGTATATCCGGGGAAACTATGGCGGCACATGGTCCTCGTGGCACACGGTGTCGCTGACCACAGTAACATAAAGAATATTTTTTCGGAATCAAGGCGCTCTGCGGAGTGCCTTTTTTCATACACAAATTCAACTTTCAAAGGAGGACAAACAACATGAAAGAATTCTGGACGACCATTCAGGTGGTGTTCGCCGGAATCGGTGGCTGGCTGGGATGGTTCTTGGGAGGATGTGACGGCTTGCTTTACGCACTTCTGGCTTTCGTAGTCATCGACTACATCACCGGCATCATGTGCGCTGTGGTGGATAAGAAGCTGTCCAGCGAAGTCGGTTTCAAGGGCATTTTCAAAAAGGTGCTCATCTTCGCTCTGGTCGGCATCGGGCATATTCTCGACACCCGTGTCATCGGCAGCGGCTCGGTGATGCGTACCGCCGTCATTTTCTTCTATTTGTCGAATGAGGGCGTGTCCCTGTTGGAAAACGCCGCATACCTGGGACTGCCCATTCCGCAGAAGCTGAAATCCGTGCTGGAGCAGCTTCATGACCGCAGTGAAAAGGAGGATGAATAATATGGCTTACACAAACAGTTTCCTGGTGTCCTACACCAAACTCAGCCCGAACCACTCCGGGCAGCGTACCCACAGCATTGACCGCATCACGCCTCACTGCGTGGTGGGTCAGTGCAGTGTGGAAACGCTCGGCAACATCTTCTTGCCGACCTCACGGCAGGCAAGCAGCAACTACGGCATCGGTGTCGATGGTCGGGTCGGAATGTATGTGGAAGAGAAGAACCGCTCCTGGTGTTCCTCTTCCGCAGCCAACGACCAGAGAGCCGTCACCATTGAGTGCGCCAGCGACAATACCGAGCCGTATGCGTTCAAGGATGTGGTGTACCAGCGGCTCATCGAGCTTTGCACCGACATCTGCAAGCGCAATGGCAAGACGAAGCTGCTCTGGTTGGGAGATAAGAACAAGACGCTTAATTACAGTCCGAAGAGCAATGAGATGGTGTTGACCGTCCATCGGTGGTTTGCCAACAAGAGCTGTCCCGGCAACTGGATGTATGCTCGTATGGGTGACCTCGCCGAGAAAGTCACGGCGCAGCTGGGCGGCGAGGTAAAACCCGCACAGCCCACGCAGCCGACCACCGGTACGGTGAAAATGGGTGACCTTGTGACCATCACCGGCAGTACCTACTACAGCGGCAAAGCCATCCCGTCCTGGGTGCGCAAACTGCGCTGGTATGTCTATGAGATCAGCGGTGACCGTGCGGTCATCAACCGTGACGAGAGCGGCAGATACGCCATCATGTCTCCCGTCAAGGTCTCCGCACTCTCCGTAGTCGGCGCAAAGCCTGCGGAAAAATACCGCATCCATACCGTGGCGCATGGGGATACCCTCTGGGCAATCTCTAAGAAGTACCTCGGCAGCGGCAACCGCTACAAGGAGATCGTCAGCCTGAATGGACTGAAGAGCAATGTCATTTACAGCGGCATGAAGCTGAAGATTCCGAATAAGTAATCCACTAAGCCCATCGAGGAGATTTTTCTCTTCGGTGGGCTTATTTTTTATGCCCAGTTTTCGTCAAAACGCATATGTGCTGACCAAGTGCCAACTGAGGAGAGTTCTCCTCGGATTGGAGGATATCCGTTATGACGGATTTGCAGAAAAAGCAGATTGTAGCCATGAGAAATGAAAAGGCTACTTATGCGGCCATATCAAAAACCCTCGGCATCCCAGTCAGCACCATCAAAACATTCTGCCGTAGAAACGGCATGGTCACAGAGACTTCCACAGGAAAACTGTGCTGCAAGAATTGTGGTACGGAACTTATACGCACTCCAAATGCGAAACCTCGGCTGTTCTGCTCCGACCGGTGCAAGCAGGTCTGGTGGAACAGGCATCGTTATGAGCGTTCCAGCGCAAAAATTGTACCGCATACCTGCCCTATCTGCGGAAAGATGTTTGTTGACTACAGCGGAGCCAACCGAAAATACTGCTCTCAGGAGTGTTATCGTGAAAGGGGTGCGCATGATGGACAGTAAGGCTTTCCAGGCTCTACTTGGATACAAATCTGCCATGGCACAGGCACGGATCATGCTCTCCCAAGGGCTGATTACAGCCGAGAAACTCGGCATAATAGAAACAAAAATGTGCGAGATATTTGGTATCAATTTTGACAGTCTATACCGCGAGAATGACTGGATAATAAGTGGTTTCAGAGGTAATATGTCACCTGTGAAGGAGGTGGTATAATGCCTAAAAAAGTTGCGAAAGTCGCTCAAATCCCAAAGCTACAGCGAAAAAAGCAGGTCGCAGCATACGCCCGTGTTTCATCCGGCAAGGATGCCATGCTCCATTCTCTGTCTGCCCAGGTCAGCTACTACAATGACCTTATTCAAAAAGAGGACGGCTGGGAATTTGTCGGTGTATATGCTGATGAAGCCATCACCGGCACAAAGGAAGGTCGTGCAGACTTCCAGCGTATGCTTACTGACTGCCGTAACGGAAAAATTGATATGATAATCACAAAATCCATCTCCCGCTTTGCGCGTAATACTGTGACGCTCCTTGAGACCGTCCGTATGCTGAAAGCGTTGGAGGTGGATGTCTTTTTTGAGGAACAGAACATCCACACGATGAGCGCCGATGGAGAATTGATGCTGACTATTCTGGCATCCTATGCCCAGGAAGAAAGCCGCTCTGCCAGCGAAAACCAAAAGTGGCGCATCAAAAAGAACTTTGAGGAAGGAATGCCTTGGTGCGGCAGGATGCTCGGATACCGTATCCGAGCTGGACAGTATTACATCATCCCAGATGAGGCAGAAATTGTACGGCGCATTTACAGAGAGTATCTGGACGGTGCCGGTCCCAACGGTATTGCAAACAGGCTGACCGAGGACGGCGTCCCCACACGGAACGGTGGTATTTGGCAGCCGCAGACTATCGCTAAAATTCTGCGGAACTACACCTATACAGGAAACCTGCTTCTTCAGAAGACCTTCCGCGAAAACCACATCACCAAGAAAACCATTCGGAATACTGGGCAAAAAACGCAGTATCTGTTGGAGAATGCCCATGAAGCCATCATTCCATTAAAAACCTTCAATGCCGTGCAGACTGAAATCGAGCGCAGAAGTGAAAGCCGAAAAAGCAGTCCACCCGCCAAGCCAAATTTCACTTACACAGGTCTTATTCAATGCGCTAAGTGCGGTAAGAATTATCGCAGAAAAACAACGGCGACACGCATTGTTTGGATATGCGCCACATTCAATACCAGGGGCAAAAAATACTGCGCATCGAAGCAGATACCGGAAGAAGTCCTGGATGCCTTGGTTGCTGAGGTGTTCGATACACCCGCAAACATTCAGAAAATTATAGCCGATGATGGAAACACGCTACACTTCCACCTTGTGGATGGTAGCGTTGTTACCCGCATTTGGTCAGACCGCTCCAGGGCAGAATCCTGGACACCTGAAAAGCGTGAGTCGGCAAGAAAAAAAGCCAAAGAAAGGAGTCAAACTCAATGCCAAAAGCAATAAAGGTCATTCCTGCCACAAAGGATAGATTTACTGCGCTGCCGACTGTTTCCATTGCCAAGCGGAGAGTCGCAGCCTATGCCCGTGTATCAACGGACAGCGATGAGCAGTTCACCAGCTACGAAGCCCAAATCGACTACTACACGCAGTACATTAAAAAGCGAGAAGATTGGGAGTTCGTAAAGGTTTATACCGATGAGGGAATTTCGGGTACGAACACGAAACGCCGTGAGGGTTTCAATGATATGGTGGCAGATGCCCTGGCGGGTAAAATTGACCTCATCGTTACCAAGTCGGTCAGCCGATTTGCGAGAAACACGGTAGATAGCTTAGTCACCGTCCGCAAACTGAAGGAGCACCATGTGGAGGTGTTTTTTGAAAAAGAGAACATCTACACCTTTGACAGTAAGGGCGAACTGCTGATTACCATCATGTCGAGCCTTGCCCAGGAAGAGAGCCGCTCCATTTCAGAGAATGTCACATGGGGTCAGAGAAAGCGTTTTGCGGACGGTAAAGTCAGTATGCCTTATAAACAGTTCTTGGGCTACGACCGTGGTGAAGGCGGTGTCCCCGTCATCAACGAAAAGGAAGCCGAAATCGTGCGGATGATTTACCGGCTGTTCCTTGAGGGCAAAACAGCGTCTGGAATCTGCAAGCACCTAATGAGCCTTGGCATTCCGACTCCTGGCGGTAAAACAAAATGGGGTCAAGGAACGGTAATGAGTATCCTGCAGAATGAAAAGTACAAGGGTGATGCCTTGCTACAGAAGAAATTTACGGTGGATTTTCTTACAAAAAAACAGAAAGTCAACGAGGGTGAAGTCCCGCAGTACTATGTTGAGGGCAGCCATCCGGCAATCATATCTGCATTGGACTTTGACAGAGTACAAGCCGAAATTGCTCGCCGCCAGAGTTTAGGGCGTTCCTACAGCGGTTCCAGTCTTTTTGCCAGCAAACTGATTTGCGGAGACTGCGGTGGTTTTTACGGCAAAAAGGTGTGGCACTCCACGGATGCATATCGCAGAGAGGTATGGCGCTGTAACAGCAAGTTCAATGGTAAAGCCAAGTGCGGAACGCCAACTCTCAGTACCGAGAGCATACAGCAGATGTTTCTCCAAGCGTATAATCAATTGATGGGCAACCGTGAGCAGGTCATCCAGGCCTGCGAGGTCATGCGTGAGGTTGTTGCGGACTGCTCCAAACTGGATTCGGAAATAGCCACCATGAACGAGGAAATCCAAGTTATTGCCGGGCTGGTCAGCCAGTGCATCAAGGAGAACGCCACCACGCAGCAGCCCCAGGAGGAATATACCGAAAAATACAACCGTCTGGTCAAGACGTATGAGAAAGCGGTAAGTCAGCTGAATAAGGCAACTGCCGATCGTGAAAGCCGAATGCAGCGTGACCGAGAACTGAGGATTTTCATTGGCTCGATAAAAGAAAAGCCCCTCGTCCTTGAGATCTGGGACGAAGGACTATGGATTACACTTTTAGAAACGGCAACGGTACACGCTGACAACAGAATCACATTCCGCTTTAAGGACGGAACGGACATTGAGGTTGGGGCTGAATAAGCCCCGCCTTTTTTGTTATTCGGATGGTTTCACTTTCACCGCTATGGTTTCATTTTCGGGTGAAACCAAATGAAACCATTTGAAACCGTATCAATATTATCAACTGTTGCCAGAACAGAGAAAACCAGCAATCCATTGCGATTGCTGGTTTTTCTTTGTTTATCAATGCTGTGCAGCGCTTTCGGAAAGCTTTGTGGTGCGAAAAACGTCGCGGATTTACGATTGTTTTCCGCATAATACAAGCGCATTTTGCTAACAAAATGCTAACTAAAATGCTAACCGCATGCGGAGATCAAGGCGCGAAGCCGACGGCGGCGGGCGCGCTTTCTTGTAATCACCCCCCGTAGATAGCGCAGAGCTTTCCGCGCTTTTACTCGGTGCATCCGGTCGCATAGCGCACCATCATCGGCGCGCCCTTGATCACATCAACACGCTTGGTGCACGTGTTGATTACCGCGACATACTCCCAATCGGGGCAGATGCAAGCGCGGGCATACCGCACCGCGTCGGCCTTGCGCCAAACTCGCGGCCGGAATCAGCGCCGCAATCGCGGCAATACTTGATAATCTGATACATGATACAACCTCCGTTTCGCTCGTGCTTATCAGCGCCGGACTTTTACCGGCGGACGGAGTGCGGCCGGGGACGGCTTACGCCGTCGCCCAGAAGCGGGCAAACGCTTTCGTGCGATCCTGCCCGGCGTACTGCTCGCGCAGCTCGTCGAGGGTGCGGATGTTGGTAAAGTATTTCATGGTGGTTCTCCTATTACAATAAATTTGGACAGGAAAGCCGGGCAGCCAGTCCGGCTTTCTTTCCATCTCGTGCCTAAGCTACAATAAGGGAAGCAACTGGCTGACCACACACTCCTTGGGCTTCTATGTCCGAATGAAAGACCGTCAGCCATCCCCTTATTGCAGCGTTCGATTTGAGCAGGTTGAGCCATAGAGTTCGCGTCACCCAATAGATTGAATCGGCAATGAGAGAAGATGGATTTCGGTTGCGATTCACAGATTGGAGGAATGCGAATGAACTCTGTAGGTATCGACATTTCCAAAGGCAGAAGCACGGTTGCAGTCATGCGTCCATTCGGATAGGTCGTCATCTCACCCTTTGAAGTCCGTCACACCAACAGTGAACTGAACGAGCTGGCAAGGCGGCTCAAAAGCCTGAACGATGAGGCCCCTGTGGTCATGGAGGCCACAGGAAATTACCATGCG